TCTTATTGCTGACGAGGATGACCTATTCAAGCAGAGAAAACCTTATTGGTGGCAGTTGCAAATGAATATGATTGTTGCCGGAAAGGAAGAAGGTATGTTCATTTCTTACGATCCTCGCATGGATGGGAAGAACAAGTTAGCAATAATTCCAGTACATTTACAACCTGATTCAAAAGAAATTTTGGACAATGCTATCGAAATGGCAGTTAAATACAAGCAATTTTTAATCGAAAAGTTAGGCAAAAGATGATTCTAGACGAACACAAAAAACATCAGATAATTGCATCTATGCTACACGCTAATGCATTTGTAAACATCTCCGACCAAATCGGGCCACCCTTTTGGGAGAAGGAGGTGAAGATGAAGGGTAACCAGTTCGTTAAAGCTGCCGAGCAGAGATATAAAGTATTAGCCACCGCCCTCTTTGACCTTGAGGGTGGTGACTACTACCTCCGAGCAATGGGTGACGCTGAAGAGTTGATAGAGGAAATCTCTACACTACCCTGGTTTTCTTACTACGACATCGTTCAACTAATTAAAAAATACAAGGATGAAAAAGCTTTGGAAGAGAGAGAGAAAGTTCAGAAAAGAATTGACTCTGAACCCACAGCAGAAGGGTGAGATTTATATCTCACTTGCTGTTTTAATCATTATCTTTATCTACACACAACTCTCATGAAAGACCACCACAAATTTTTAGCACTTGCCATAGGTATATTAACCTTCATTGCCACTATCCACATCCTTAGCGTTAAGGAAATGGAGGACAACAATGACGCTGACGCTATCCTCCGTAATCAAATAGAGGAACAGCAGAAGGTTATAGATGCCAAGCAAGTGGAGATTACCCAACTTCAGCAGACTCTTACAGGTCTGAAGGGAGATGTGGTTGTGATAGATAATAAATCAAAGGAAACTAAAACCAAATACAAAGATGAAAAAAGGTATATTGATTTTGCTACTCCTAGTCAGCAATCAAGTCTTCTCTCAACTAACCTCAACGAGTTCAAGGATCTTGATAAACAAGGATACTTTGACCTGCCTGAAGGATACTGAGATTAAAATCATTAACAAGATAGCGGCATCGGAGAGGTTCTACCACTCTATGTATGACACTCACTTGAGTAAGATTGCTAACCTTGAGAAGCAAATATCCATATTGGATGTGATTGCCAATGATTATAAGATTTCTTTCGAGGCTAAGACAAAACAATACGATGCTTTAGATATGCAGTATAAACTGAAGCAGGATGAGTACGATGAGTTAGAGTCTTCGTACTGGATACTTGACGCAAAGAAAACTACATGGAAGACGATTACCATTGTAGGCATACCGGTCTCCTTCGTTGGAGGCGTTCTACTTACCGCTAAACTTTTAAACTAATATAAATGAAAACACTAGCAGACAGAATTAAGTTTCTACCTATTGAACAAGACCTTATCAAGTCATCAGCACTTGATCTATCCCACATTGGAACACAAGTTATTGAGGGGAAAGTTATTGAGGTTGGACCAGAGATTGAAGAGGTTAGCCTTGGAGACATTATCCGATTCAATGAAAAGACTCCAGTATACCTTGAGGAGAAGGGTGTGAAGGTTGGCTACATCATGGAATCTGACGTGCTACTTATAATGGGCAATGAGAAGGAAGGTTAGGTATTGGAACGATATCCAAATTGAGGATGGTGCTTGTTATATGTGGAACGGAGAGTACCAAGTCATAACATTCAACAACTCAAAGGTCGGATTCTTTCATGCGTGGGGAATTGTTTCGGGAGAAACTGTCGCTCTGATTGAAAATTATGAGGGACATATTGAGGCAATTAACCCAACATTTGTTAAATTTACACACGAGAACACAACTACACCTCATTTGTTTGAAGCATTATCCTTCATAGAAGATCAGGAGACGAGAGAGAGGGTTATAAATGTTTTCTTGAATACAAATGAGTACAATAAAGGTTAACATAAAGCCTCTGTCCATAAACAAAGCCTTCCAGGGAAGGAGATTTAAGACAAAGGATTATAATGAATATGAAAAGTCATGCCTATTGATGATGCCCCGGCTACGGTTTCCCCAAGGCAAGGTCGCACTTCACATACGGTATGGCTTTTCTAATAAAGCATCAGATGTAGACAACCCAACCAAGTTGGTGTTGGACATTATGCAGAAGAAATATAAGTTTAACGACAAAGATGTTTACGAGATCCATCTCTATAAACTGATTGTCCCACGAGGAAAAGAGTTTTGGGAGGTTACTATCATCCCTCTCGAATGATTTTTACTGTTGAGCGAAGGCGGTTACTTCAAACGTGGAGTGCCGCCTTTTCCATTTCTAGCGCGGTTCTTTGATTGGCTTTCGCTAACAACCTTACCAGATTTTGTGTGAGATTTATCCTTCCCATCAAGGTTGCCATAGGTTTTAGCCTTACGATTCTCTTTATTCAATTCTGAACGATACTTACGTCTCTCGGGAGTAGAGTGATATTCTTTGTTATACTCATCCTTTTTAGCCTTCGCCTTTGGATTGGACTGAAAGTATTTGGCACTCTCTGACTTGCCTTTTTTAGTACCTGCTAATGAATTTCTCATGTAACAAATATAACACTAAATTTGTTACGATGATTATACATGAAATACAACAAGTGCTTTGGGTGGAGACGGAGTTAGGTGATGGAATTGCCTTATTCCTCATGGACTACGGAATGCAAAATAATACTGTGTGGGTGGTAGCCTTGGAGGATACCGGAGAGATAAAACACTTTGACTCAAATCAAATTAGGCTGTGCAAGAACCACACTATAAGCCTTCGCTGTAATAAGCAATCTTGAGCATCTCGTAAAGCTTAAACACATAAGACCACCGGCTATCTTTCTGGAGCAATTTCTCTCTCGACATTGTATGCCAATCTATGTGATATTCCGCGTTGACAAAAATGATATTGGAAGGGTTGAGACGATAGGCAGGAAACGCTCCCTTACCAAGGATGTGGAAGCAGATTGATGGAGAGAACTCCAAGTCTCTTCCTGTTACATAACACTTGTGCTTTCGAGTCTCCCATAGATGTTTGAAAAGATCCATCTCGCCAGTAGCCTTGTACTTCTTCTTCATTGGAGTACGCTTCAAACCCTTAGACTTAGGCTTTGCATCCTCTCTGTAATTCTTACAGAATGTACGGTTAAAATCCGTACAAAAACATTCCTCGGCTTGACACTTCATTGGCGTTTGGTTTTGCTAGAAACACATAAGGAGGATTTCTCCCCCTTATATGAACCTAAATCAATAATCAATAAATCTATGAGAAACAATTGAACATTGCAAATATACAAAATAATCTTTTGTAATTGCAAATGTTAATAAATTTAATTCTCTTCAATCACCTCTGGGCTGTTAGGGTTCTGCTCCTGAGCAATCTTACTTAGGAAGTTCAGTAGCGGCACTCCAAATTTGGTCGGCATCTCCTGGATAAAAGCTTCAAGCTCTTTTACTTGTGTTTCGTTAAGTGTAATCATAATATTTGTGTTTGTACAAATGTACGATTAAAAACTTAGGATCACAACTCCGATAGCGTTTGCTACGCAAGTTTCCACCCATGTGTTGTCTGTACCCCATTCAGCGAACTCCTCTTCAGTCAAAGTGTAGTTACCATTCGAAAGCACTGTGCCTTCTTCGGTCTTTAATTCATAATAAGTAGTGCAAGTGGTTGCGCTTGTTTCGAAGTTCAGAATGAGTACACTCATTTCTGTTGCTGTTCCTGCGTTTAAAGGAAATGTGATTGGTTGAATTTTAGCCATTGTATTTGTTGTTTTATATTTTAACTATTCTACTTACTTCAGATAAAAGGTTATCAATTGGTTGAGCAAACATAAATTTATAACCCTTTACATTATATTTTCCATTACTTCTGCAAGACTTCTGTATATCTTTTGGTCCACATTGAATGTCTTTAGCGGCATCAGTTATAGAATTATATCTTGTAACCATGTGCATATTATCACGAGTGAACATATATACAGGTTTTACTTTACCTACTAATCTTTGATAATCTGATATTTTCTTTTTAGATTCATCGCTACGCTTTATGCCGCTTTGACTTCTTCCTTCCTTACAAAAGTTACAGCATAACTCATTGTCAACGTTATCATAAAGGTATTTAGTTTCAATGGCATTCAATTCTTCTTTAGAACACTCGTGAATAACTTCGAAAACAGGAATACCATACTTATTATAGCAATTTTGAAGCCTGCTATTTGTATGAACGCCTTTTTTCAATTCTCTTTTATGTTGAGAAAATCTTCTGTTAGTGTCTGTAGCCTGACCAATGTAGTAATGGCCATTAGAAAATGTTATTTTGTAAATACCTATCATGCTACAAATTGCCAACCTGTTGATTTATATATATAAAGTCCCTCTACTAAATCAGTCTGGTACACAATCAATCCAACAGCTGGAGAGGCGATAGCAGTACGTTGAGCCTGAGTTTGTCTCGGAGGAAGGAAGCCACGAGTTGTACTTGTTATATCAAGCATTGCTGAAGCATTTGGTCCGTATGTACCAATACCTAATTGACCAT